ATAAGTTCGGAAACAAAGAGTTCCTCGATGATGGCAACACACCCAACCCAGAGTTTAAAGCTGATGAGGTTGATAATGGTGGTGGAGGTGCTAACAATAAAGATACAGAAGATCTAATCAATCGTATGGTTGAAGAGCGTCTCTCTAAAATCAAACTAAGTTTAGATAAAGCTTACCAAGAACGTGACAATGCTGTTAAAGAGCGTGTTCGACTTGAAGATGATGCTAAACAACGTAAGATGAAAGCTTTAGAGGATGAAGGTAAGCATAAAGAAGTTGCTGAGATGAAGCTCGCAGAACTCACTGAAAAGCTTGCGTTAGCCGAAGGTAAAGTAACTGAACTCACTCGTGATGGTGCAGTTCGTAATGCATTAACTGGTCTTGATTTCCGTAATGACCGATCTGGCCAAATGGCTTATCGTGATATTATCGATCAACTCATCCAAGATCCAGAGACTGGTGCATGGATTCACAAATCTGGTGTATCAATCAAGGATTTTGTAGGACAATATGTAAAGAATGAAGATAATTCTTTCCTATTTAAACCTAAATCTAATTCAGGGGGTGGTAGTAGCAATATGAACGGTACTCCCAAACTCGATCCCAATAAGAAGATATCTGAAATGACCACTGAGGAAGTCTTAGCACTTGCCGCAGGTGGAAAATTAGGTAGCTTCACCCTTTAAAATCACAGGAGATTTTTTAAATGATTAATCATACAATGTTCCAAAACGTAGCTATTGCTATTTCTGCATATGCTGATGAAATGTACACAACTGCCAAAAAGCTTAACAGCACTGGTATCGTTGGTACTGATGCCCGTATTGACCCAACAGGCGAGAGCTTTATTGGTCAAATGCGCTGGTACAAACCCCTAGCTGCCAACATTAACGTTGCTAGCTTATCCTCTGCCAATGCTGGTACCTATACTGATGTTTCTACAGAAATTGCTGACTACATCAAAACAGTACGCACATTCGGTTCAGAGCAAATCAACCTACAACAAATCGTTTCACAACAAGATGGTCTCTCTAAAATTGCTCGTGACTTCTCTGAAGTTCGTAGTCAAGATGAGTCTGACGCTATTGTTGCTACGCTCAAAGGTGTAGCTGCTTATGAAGTTTCTCGTGGCGCTGGCTTAGTTGCCTATGAGACAGATGGTGATGGCGTTACAACTGGTAACTTCGTTGATATCAATGCTGCTGGTGTATTTGGTGCTGCCGCTGCTACCTCTGCTTCTGATCAGCGTAAACTATTTGATGCTACAGCTATCGGTGCTGCTCGTGGTCAACGTCTATTCCAAGCTCTTGGCATGGCATTCAAAGACTATGAGCCAGACTTCATGTACATGGTTACTTCACCTGAAGTACTAGCTGAACTACGTGCTGCTAACTTAGTAGACGTAACTACAGTTACTGATGGTAATCTAACATTCCAAACAGTGTTCGGTGGTAAGTTCCGTCTATTACTCAGCCGTGTTGCTCAAGGTGACTTGTCTGCCTCTGCTAACGTAAATGATCGTTCTACAAAGACTACATTCATTTGCAAGCCAGGTGCTATCAGCTTTACAAATATTGCTGTTCCTACACCTGTTGAAGTTGATCGTTCTGCTGCCTCTTATACTGGTGGTGGTTCTACATCTATCTGGTATCGTTATGGCTTCGTAGTTCATCCAATGGGCTATGATTGGGCTGGCGCTACTAATGCCTTCGCAACTAACACTGCCTTCGGTACTGCTGGTTCATGGGCACGTAAGATGAGCGCATTAAACTTAGGTATTCTACCTATTCTCCACGCTTAATCCATTAGGAGGAACTGATGGCACTAGTCCTAGGTACAAACACATATGTAACCATGGCTGAAGCTGATGCATATTTCGATACTCGCATTGATGCGGGTGCTTGGATAAATGCTCAGGATGATGATCAGGAGTCAGCATTAGTGACCGCAACTCTTATACTTGATGAAAATCAATTTATTGGTGTTGCTGTCAGTTCCACACAAAGTCTTGCATGGCCAAGAAAAGATGCTATTTATTTTGATCCTAAATTAGGTATGGAAAAATCTGTAACAACAGACACATATCCTAAAAGAGTTAAAGTAGCAACATTTGAAATGGCTTTGCATTTACTTACTAATGAAAATCTTTTAGATAACAAAACGCAGACCTTTGAGAGAATCAAAGTAGGTTCTATAGAAATAGAAGACTCTACTAAAGATGTTCTTAAGATACCAGTTCTACCCCTTCGAATTAAAAAGCTATTGTCCCCATTACTAGTTAATGGATCAGGAAAACAATGGTGGAGGGCTAACTAATGTCATTAAGAAACAAGGTCATATCTGCTATTGACTCTGCATTCAATAAGATAGGAGACCTTGCTGTTAATGCTGTTTTTAATGATAAAACAGTATCAGGTTTTGATTTTGCTACGGGAACAATTGTTAACACAACTTCCACAGTAACTAAAAAAGTAGTACTGGAAAGTAGTATTTCGCAATCTGAAGGAGTACCAACAATAATTACTAAGCTTATTACTCAGTCTACTGGAGAAGATTTCTCTGTGTATACTCAAGTAATAGTAAATAGCACTACATATAATATTATCAAAGTCTCTGATGATGGTTATATTGTAACTGCTATTATAGCTGCAAGGGGCAAATAATGTATGAACGTTTAAGACAAGACATATATGGTGTATTTGCAACTAATGCTTGGAAAGCTTTGAATATAAATACATATCCAGAGAATTATCAAGGTGCTGTTTCAACATCAACCTCTTTTATAAAATTAGCAATTCTACCAGGCAAGGGTAACTTAGATGGATTTCGATTCTCTAAGAAACTTTCTGGTGCAATAATTTTATCTATCTTTGTTAAAGCTGGAAATGGCGACAAAGATATCTTTACAATTGCAGACAATCTAGACAATTTTTTCGAAGGTAAAACTTTGCAAAATGGAACTCAATTCGGACCTAGTAGTGTAACAATACTTGGTCTAGATCGTGATGATCCTTCTCTTTTTAGAGGAGATTACATGATTACATTCAATACATTTGGAGATTAAAAATGGCTCATATCACATCAATCGGTGCTGGTGTTTATTCTGCTCTCGCAGTTAACACTACCGCTATTACGAATATCACTACTGCTGATACGCTAACAGAATTAGTTGCGTTATTTTCATCTGCAGCTGGCTTTAAAGAAGTTAAAAACGTTCGTGAATTCCCACAAATTGGTACACCCGCTAACATTGTTAACGTACCAACTTATGGTCAAAAGACATCACAACAGATTCAGGGTCAGTCAGATGCCCCTAACCTAGAAGTTACAATTAACTATGTAGCTGCTGACTGGGATCCTACTGTGGTCGGTGGTTTAGGTGCTAAAGTAGGTGATGGTAAGCAATACGCTTTCCAATTCTCTTTGCTTAACACAAAACCTGCTACTTTAGAAACTAACGCTGCTGGCTTAGGTGCTAAAGAAAACTCTAACTTCTACTTCGTTGGAAAATTAGAAGCTTTGCTAGTCAGTCCTCAACTAACAGATGCTAACCAAGCTACTCTAACTTTGTCTATTCAAAG